GTAGTTGAAATACTAATCGTTTGGTCAGCAAAATCGTCAATCATGCAAACTTTAAGACTATTTGCCCAGGATCCTGGATTCTTTGCTGCATAGTCAAATTCAACAGATTCTCCAGACCAACTATTCTGGTAATTCTCATAACTTTTGATCTTTGCACTCTCAGTATTTGCATAACCAACAGCAGCGTTGGCATTATTTAAATTAGTGCCATCAGTTCTTACGACCTTGAGAACTCCTCCATAAGAAAGAAAGGATGAAGCAGTCATCCAATACTCATACTGAGCATCCGTGGAGATTGGTTTGCCAAATGTATTAATTAATTGTTGCTCGGTTTGAATATTGGTCGCCTCATCTACTGGACCAATTTCAAAAGGACCCGCAATAGCACCAATATTATCTAATACATTATCTGCTCTCCCGACTGTTAAATCAACTTCCCGCGTGATTACACCGGGAGATAATTGAGGAGTCGCCATTTTTTTCTCCGTAATTCTCAGTTTATCTAAAAATTATTTATTATTTTCAAGGTTTACATATAGTCCCACATGTAAGATCTATCACCATATTCGTCTGTAAACCATCTATCACCATCTTCATCCACAAAACTATCATCATCCATCCCATCAGAAATAAACCCAAATGGAGACATATCTTGTTCTATTTGATTCTTCTGTTCTTCATATAATCTCTTCCTTACATCTTGATCAGTAAGTTCTTTAAAGTAATCTTGTGCTACTAACCATGCATATATCACAAGACACATAGCTAAATCATCATTACATCCCTCCTCTGCTTCAAATGAATTATGTTTTTGAATAAATGTTGTTAATTCACTCATAATATCATAATCGGTAAAGAGAAGTTTATTCTCCTCAATCATTGTTTTTAAATTAAGACATCCAACTTTTTTAACAGTTTTAGACATCTTTACTCCAAGTTGGGTCTTTTTACCTGAAAAACCTTGCCCCACGATTTGCCCCGCTCTGCCCCTCATAGAGCACATAAGCAGATTTTGATACTCCAGGTCATATTGGAGAATAGATGCCACCTGATCGCCCACATCGTTGACCTCACAGAGTATAAATGCCTCATTATAACTCTTTGCTATTTCGTATATAATACTTGGAAATAGCATTGGTTTAATTTCACTATTTCTATACTTAGCTACAACTTGATGTGGAAATTCTGTAATGTCTACAACAACAAATGCAGAATAATCTTTTCCCACTCCTCGCGCAACATCAACTGTAACAACATAATCATGATTCACTATAGGATCATTATATACATCAAACCCAGCATTTCTCTTTTTGGGGTTATCATAAACAAGTGTCCTTAATTTACTTGGTGCAATAAGAGTATCTACAGAACCAAGAAATTCGCATTCAAACTCAACTTTAAACTGAGCATCAGAAGTATTAGCAATAGTTTGCTCTTTCCATTTAGCATCCCTACCAGGTACTTCTGACCAATGGACCTCTGTGGGTATATATTCGTTTTTACCTCTTTCCGCATCATGCCACATACGGTAGAAATGATTCATACCATGAGGCGTAGATACTATGATGACTTTTGTGCTTTGACCAGAAGAAATAGTAGGATAAACAGAGGCAAAGAATTGGTCAGCAATGTGATTCGGGATGAACGCGAACTCGTCAAGAAAGATGACATTATAGGAACCGCCTCTGACAGCAGATGCAGATGTAGAAGCTGCCAATATCTTACTGCCATTTTCCAACTCCAATGAACCTTTATTCCAAGATAAAATACCTTGTTGCATCCATTTAGGTAAGTTCTCATATGCAAGTTGCAATCTTCCAAGCAAATCTCTAGCAGTAGATGCTTTGTTTGCTAAAATTGCAATATTTACATTATCATTAAAAACTGCATAATGCAACAGATATGAAACCACAGTAGTTGACTTACCCGTCTGTCTTGGCATCTTACATATATTAAATCTATTCCCATGAAAATTATCAATTAACTTTCTTTGAAATGGATACATGTTAAAAGGAACAAGACCTTCATCCAAAGAAACAATCTGTATGTAATTCTGCGTAAAATAAACAGGGTCATCTTTACACTTAACAAATTCAAAAACTTGCTCTTGTGTAAATTCAATTTGGGTATTGGCTTTCTTTAGATTCGGATTACCGAGATAAATGTCATCAATTAAAGGCATAATATAAGCTCCTACATCATTTGTCCGTGTATGTGTTTTTGGGTTTTTCTATCATGTTCTATAGTTTGTCTTGTCATATCTAATACTTTTTGTAAATTTTCAATTTTCCTTTTTAATTCTTCTGCTTCTTTCTTACTTTCGTCCTCCTGTCTGGAGGAGTGGTTCTCCTGGGTCATAGTCCGATACTTGGTAATTCCAGAGTCTAGCTCCAGGATAGACTTTCAGCATCTGATCCTGAACTTCTCTGCGTGATGGGATTTTGATTTGGGGGAAAAACATTTGTATCTGGTAGTTCTTTCCTCGCCAAGCCAAATAAACATGTACTATATTTCCTGTTCTATTCCAACTTGGAACTCTTTTTGCTTCCCGAATTCCATTTGTGCAAGAACATGGTTGTGCTCCACAACTAGGACACTTAGCACCAGCCTTTATTGGTTGTGGTCTTATAATATCAATAATATGCGTAAAGGTATTTCCCTCCGCATCTTCAACGGTTAAATTTTCACTATAAAATTTTTTAAATGATTTCATCAATTTTTAATAAGTATCCCTTAATATTTATTAAAATACTTAATTAACCATCTAGTGCTACAGTAAGACCAAGACTCATTCCTGGGAGAGACTGCCAAGTGGTTCCATCATAGAACTCCATCTTTTTACTAGTACTATTAAAGATCATTGCACCTTGAGATAATCCACTCATTGCATCTCTTTGAGTAGTAGTTAAAACAGGTGGATAGAATGCAGTTGTCGTACTATTACTTATAAATTGAGTAGCAGTTACAATACCAGTAGTGTTAATACTAACAGTAGTTCCTATACCAATAGAACTCTCCTGTCCTTCTTGATCTGCAAATTCTATTTCACCAGTTGTTACACTCTTTTTAATTGTAATTGCTGTGGTGCCAGAACCAATTTTCAGTTCATCTAGTCCAGTAAGAGTCTTTGCATTAGGATCTAAAGTAATCGTTCCTTGACCAACAGAAAGAATACCAACAATTCGTGCATCCCCATGAACAAAAAGACTTGTTCCAGATGCACCAACAGCACCAACAGTTAATGTATGTGTAGCACTTGTAGTTCCAACACCAGCATTAGAAAGTGTATGAATACCAGTGGCATTAATACTCCATAAATCTTTCTGACCTGGAAGGTTGGTAAGTGCTGATCCATCTCCTTCAAAACTTGTTGCTGTTATAACACCAGTAACATTAATACCTGAATCACTTGCAGTAATAATACCAGCACCTACATGAAGTGATGGAGTAGTTACGATACCAGCACTAACACTAACTCCAACTGTATCAACAATTATTCCTGCCCGGAAAGTACTAATACCAGTTGAATCTACATGTTTTACATCATCATATGTAATAGTTCCCGCAACAGAAACATTTCCAGTAGCATGAATATCACCACCAACAATTAACGCATAAGAAGAACTTGCTGTTGTTCCAATTCCTACACTTTTAGTAGTGTGAATACCGACCGAATCAGTAGTCCATGTTCCTGCAGCACCTACACTACCACTCCCAAGAGCTGTACTTGCAATACCTACCCATTTCTGTGTTGATGCTTCATAAATCAACATCGATCCTGTAGTAATGCCAGTAAAACTAACATCATCAAGATCCTTAATGAATCCAGCACCACCACCACCAATTGTATATAATTGCTGTTCAACTCTATTGACAAATAACCGATAATTGGCAGCTAAATCTTGAAGAGTAGCAAATTTTTGATCTGTTGGTGTAAGAGGATCATTACCTTGCTTTTCTGATGGGTCTGGTTGTATGGGGCGATCATTATATACTTCTTTTAATTCTTGTTGGGTTTCTTTTAACTCCCCTACAATTTTATATAACTCAGAAATATTAAGAATTTTACCATCAACTCTTTCATCCAGTTTAGACAAACCCTCCTTCAAATCTTTTATAGGATCATCATAATATTTTGGTTCAGGAAGATTAGCAATCTCTTCTTTTAATCCTTCAAAATAAGTCTTGAGAGTTTTATTTGATTCATAACTTTTATTATAAGATTCTGCAATCTGCTTTTCAATCTTTTGCCTAGCTTCATTCAGTTTACTTAGAACACTCTTCTTTAATTTTCTATCATCATCTTTAAATTGATCCTTATGTTCCCAAATTTTAAGAGCAGTTTCTTTTAATTCCTCATATATCCTATCTTTAGTTTCTTTGAGATCTTCTCTTACTTTACTAACTTCTCCTCTACGTTCAAAATCTTTAGTATCAAGACTTTCTGAGAGAGTATCAATATCAGAATCAAACCTAGTCTTAAGATCTAATATGTGATCATTAACTTTAATAAAATCATCATCAATTACACTAAAGGTTTTACCAATCCAAGTAAAATCAGGAACTTCATTAACTTCATTAACCCATTTAGGGAAAGTGGGAATATCTGCCTTAACTTTATCAATTTGTTCACATATTGCTTCTATCTCTTGATCATAATATTTTGGTTCGGGAAGTTCATCAATATTCTGATTTGTGAGATCTAATTTATGTTCAATATTTTTAATCTGTTCATCATAATACTTTACTTCAGGAAGATCTTTTACTTCTTCCTTTATAGTATCAATCTGTTCACATATTGCTTCTACTTCTTTATCATAATATTTTACTTCAGGAACTTCTGGAATACAATCATGAACTTGATCAATATACTCAGTAAGTTTTTTTAATTCTTCATCATAACATTTAATTTCAGGAATATCAGGAATATCCTTTCTTACATCGTTAATAAGACGTAATACTTCTGTAAGGTCACCTGCTTCTTCTGCAA